AACAGCGGAATCAGGCTCAAGCCCTGGTCACTGAAAATCTTGAACGCGGTAGCTGCCTGCAAGCCTTTGCTGGGCAGCTCGCTGATAGCCTGGCCGATCCGCCGAAAAGCCTGATCTGGGCTCATCTTGCTCAGCTCGTCCGCACTCAATCCGAGCCGCTGCAATGCGGGTAACGCTTCCCCAAAGCCCATAGTGGCCTCGGCAATCCGCTTGTTCATCCGCTTGAACGCTTCGCCCAGCTTGTCCTGCCCGACGCCAGCCTCACTGGCGGCCTTGCCGAGCACTTGCAAAGGCTCAACGGCCACGCCGATAGAGCTGCTGAGCTTGCCGAGGGCGTCCACCCGCTCAAGGGTTGCGTCGAAAAACTGCTGAGCCGAGCCCGTTGCTGACCGAAAAGCCCCAGCCAGCATCCCAACGCCCTTGATTAGAGCACCGCCGATCTGCAACTTAGCAAGCAAGCCGATGCCGCTGGCGGCCTTACGACTGGCACGGTCCAGCGAGTCAAGCCGCCGCTCCACGCGGTCCATGCTCTTTTGAAAACGGCCAATGCTGGCCGACATATCGAACTTTAAGCCGACCGTTGTTGCCATTTACTTTTCAGCCTTTCGCGCGTTTGCTAGTGCCTTGAGCTTTGCAAACTCTGCGGCCATCTCCTCGGGCGTCTGCGGCGGTTTAACTACTGGCACAAAATCATCGGGCTTTGGTGTCTGTCCTCGCTTGCAGTGCGGGGCTATCGTCGCTGATGCTATCGTTCCTGTTTGCCGCCACGGGCTTGGAAGCGGCTCATAGTACATATCGACCGCTTGCCACTCACTCAGCTCAGCACTTGTCATCCTCTCGCACAGCTCACCGACAGTCATTTTCAAATGCCCGGCCAGCTTGAACAAAAACAAGCGGCCGGGCCGTTTTAGTTTTTTGCCAGTTCCTCTAGGTCGTCGTCGCCCATCCTGTTGGTTTTTTGGGCGGCCTCAAAGAGCCTTTCCATTGGCTTGCTGCCGAGGCTGGCCAACTCTGCAAACTCGTCCACGCTACAGAGCGGCTTGCCGTGCTCATCGCACAGCACGCGGACCAGAAACCGGCTCCGCGGGTTGTCGAGTTGGCTCCCCTTCACTCGCTGGCTCATCTCCTGCTCAAAGCTGTCACGCTCTCCGACCGTCATTTGTTTCAGGTAAACAGTTAGACCCCACTCTGGCACCTCAACAGGCGTCAAAGTTGGCTTGTCGGCGGCCTTGATCTTCTTCAGCAACTCGCTCGGCATTTGCTTTTTCCTCACTGCTGGATAATTCGCATGGTGGTCGTGTATCGCACCACATCGCCCACGCTAGCTGAGGTGTCAACTGTTTCAACGTACACAAGCGGCAGGCTCAGGCTGATGCCCGCCCCGCTAACACTCAGCGGCCCATAGGTGCCCTGACTACCGCCGCCGTCAAGAGTGACGACGCTGGCGGTTCCGGCATTTGGACTGTATTGGCCGAAAAAGCCAATCGGCTTATCTGCACCCTCGGTGACAGACAAGCTGACAACCTCGCCAGACGAGCCGCCAGGAAATGCTACCGTGACGCCAGATGCGACATTTGCCATTGTCGCCTCATATTAGGTGACTTCGCGGTAGGTGGCTTCACCTGTGATTAACTCGCCTGCGGTGCCGGTAACTGACGCACTGGTACAAACCGCATTCGCCAGGCTGGCCGAAACTGCACCTGTGACTGTCACTGTACCATTCGCACCAATGGCAGGCAGCTCGTTGCCAATGAAGCTGATGCTTATCTCGGTGTAGCCCTCAAACGGGCTTTCGACTAAGTTAGCCGCCGAATTATCGGTCTGGCCGAGGTGCGAGGCATCCAGCAAGTCGTCGCCTTGCTCGTTGATTTGCACGTTTGTAAGCAGTGCAGTGCTAATGCCAGGAGCGGTAACGGTGGTTGTGTGTGAACTATTCGCCATAAGTTTTCTCCTTATTTATGCAGGGCCGCGCATCGTGGCTTCAAATCTCGCAACGTCACCAACTGCCGCAGTAGACGTCACGCTGGTCACTTTACAGGCGAGGCTCTGGCCTCCCGCCGAAATGGTCACGCTGTCACCTACAGCGGGCACAGTGCCATATGCTGACACAGTTGCTTCATGAGAGCCGCCGATAGGTGCCTTCTGGAAAACTCGCTTGCCAGAAACTTGGCTAATTGGTGTCACGTCAATGACGTCAGGGCCAGTCACGCTGGCGGAAAAGCTAAAAACCTCTGTACCTGTTCCGATGCTGATGTTTGCTGCGGTGTCTGCCATTTTAAGAGATTTCCCTCCATTCGACCGAAAGGCTGAAAGTTACCACCCACGCTGGCGGCAAGTCGCCGCCCTCAAGCTGCACCATATCCTCTGCTTCTCCCTCTATTGTAACCTGTGATATCTCAACTCCGAGCGTATTACTGCTAAAGTGATCCAGAAGCTCACGCATAGCGTCAGCAAGCTCTCTCACTTGGCTGTAACTCTCGGCGTAAATCGTCAAAGACATTGAAACCGTAGGAACGCCGACAGCCGGGCCGAGGCTAGCTATCCTAGTCACACCGACCCGCTGATAGGTTGCGAACGGCATTTCTGCCGATGTCGGCACGATCATCGGGAACAGCCGAAAGCCGAGATGGCGGGCCGTGGCGGGTGTAGCCGAGACAGCCCGGCAGATGATCTGCTCTGGGTATCTCATAGTCCTCTATCCTTTCGGAGCTTTTTTTCGAGGTCTTTCCAGGCGTTTCGTACAGTTGCAGCCATTACCGACCGCATCCTCTCAGCTACCGCCCCCTTTGTCGCACCATATGTGCGCTTTAACATACCAACGCCAAACGTCTGGCCAACATCGGTAGCCCCGTCAAAACGCGATGGTTTCTTGAAAAAAGCTGCCGGATAGCTTGGCGACGTCTGCACCCGTGCGCCAACACTATTGAGCGTAAACCAGCCACGTTTTTTGTAACTGCTGGCAATGCCTTGAGGGTTTTTTATAGTTCTCCGAATAAACCTTTTTTTTGTGCCAAACTCGACGAGATGAGCATGAAAGCCGCGGTCTGTCGCCAATCGTACTGAATCACTTCCAGCCAATGCCTTCGACGGGTTGCTGCCTTTAATCGTGTATCCAACAGCAGCCCAGGCACCACCGTTCTTCTTGTAGGTTTTTGTTTTGATCCGAATCGCCCGCCGCAGGTTGCCCGTCGGTCCATGCGGAGTGCGTGCAATCAGAGCTTTTTTAGCTGGCAAAAGAGCCTTGCGCATTGCTGCTGCGAAGTGCTTGGCAGCTATTCCATTGTCTCCAAGCTTTTTTAGTTCTCTTTTCAGCTCATCCATGTCAGGGCTGCGAAACTTGATTCCCACGCCCTGCTTGCCCTTAAAAACAAATGTAAAACGGCCCACTATTGCTTCTCCGTACATAGAAGCTCATGGACGGTGAACTGCTCATGCTCAAGCACGCTGACAATCTCTAGCAGGCGAGACCTCCAGCGGATGCGGTGCGAGGCCTTCAGCCCGTCAACGTGACGCATCTTCACCTTGTGCGTGATGTGCAGCCCGTTTTGCTGAGCAGACAGCATTTCTCTGCTACGCAGTGTCATCACCATTGCGTATCGGGTCTGATAGGTCGCCCAGCTCTGCGTCACCTCACCAAGAGCGTTCCGCGTCTCAGTCGGCTGCTGAAGCTCAACAACTTCCCGCAGTAAGCCCGGTTCCATTAGGCAGGCCCAATCAGCACAAGGTCAAAGGTTCCGCTGCCGCTCACTGTCACGTTTCCCGCGTAGTCATCCAGCCCGCTGTAGGCGGCTTGCCCCGCAGGAGCGAACAGCTGCACGTCACCGGCAACCAGCGTCAGGTCAGCGGTGCCCTTCACCACAACGGCTGACAGGCTCGCCATGCTCACGGCAGCTCCCGTGGCGTCCCGGTAGCCAGAGTCGGCCGGGTCTATCTCAACGCCGTCAGCGGTCGCCTGTCCGCTGACGCGGGCAACCTTGCCAGAGACCGAAAAGCTGCTTTCAACGTCAACAGCTTTGAACGCACCAGAGGCGGTGTCGTGTATTAGGCAATCGACGTTGACGTAGCCAGTGAGTGCCATCAGACGTACCCTCCCCATCTCGCAGAGTCGAGCAGCATTTTCAGCCCTTGCGGCATTTCAACAGCAATCAAGCCCTGGCCGCTCAGGACGCTGCTACGGTGCTCGTAGAGGTGCGTGCAGAGCATCAGGATCGCGTGCCTGATTCTCCGCGGCACCGCTGAACCATCAGCACCGAACCCTGCCCACCAAGTCACGCTGATTGAGTTGTAGTCCGCCAAGTGCGAGGGCCAGCTGTCGCCGTAAAGCGGCCGCAGAACGCCAGGGCGGCTGTCACGATCCACGCGGTACTCGTTGGCTGGCAGCGTGACGCCAGTTTGCGTGTCGGTTGTGTAGGTCAGCGTGACGTCGGTGAAGCCAGCAGCAACGGCAAGCGGCGGCCGTGGCAGCTCGATCTGTGGCGGGAACAGGTCAAACGTCATCTGCCACTGAGTGTGGATCAGCGTGACGTCGAGGTATTCCTCGGCGTACTCACGCGATGCCTGGATCACGGCACCTATGAGGGCATCGTCGGCGTCGTGCTCAACGCGAAGATGTGTCTTGGTCTCAGACAGCGTGATCGGCTCGGCGGCCGGATCAGTCAGCCGCTTGAGGCTTCGGTATCGCACTCTTCCGCCTCCGCTTTGGCTGTTCTGGTGCTTCTTCTGCCTTGACCGGAGTAGATGCCACCGGCTTCGGCTTCTTCACTGGCAGCGGTGCGAGCTTGCACAGCCGCCGCTTGATGAGCAGATCGGCGCGGCCCTTGGTCAAGTCAGCGTGCTGACCCTTCTTGAACCACTTCCAATCTCTGACAAACTCAACTCGCATGATTCCTCCTGTGTCGTGAGCCACCGGCAGGCCGGGCCGCAGCGGGT